TATTTATTAATGCATTAAATCCTATGGATAACTCTGAGCAGGAGCACCTGTGCCCCTTGTGTTTAAATTACTTACATTAGTATTAGCACCTAACATAAACTGAACATTGAATGTTATATCTTCAGAAACTGTAGATTTAACAACTAATTTAACAATATTTTCAACTGTATCATATTCTGCCCAGTATGTTGTGCCAGGGTCTGACTTTGGGGTTGCAACCACATTAGCATAGCTAGCTAATTCCATATCATAAAACTTCACACCACTAGCCAAAACAACTTCTGATGTTCCACTAGCAACAACTGCCTGTGAAGCCCAAGTCCAAGGAATGTAATGGTTGTTTCCCATACATTTGAATGCTGCTGAAGACTTATCAGCACCAGACAACTTAAGTTGTTTTGGTGTGCTTCTAAGTTCACCAGTTTGAGCTTGTCCTAAATCTGGCATAGACTTATTTCCTCCTTAAATTTTTATTTGATAAAGTCCTTGCTTTATCTAAAATTCTTATTAAACGATCTGTCGCCTCATCTATATTTCTATCAGATCGTTCATAATTAAAAAGTTCGTTTATGTATGAAGATGCGGTGGTTGTTATTTTATTTGTTAAGCAACCATCATCTAAAGGATCTCTATTTTCAGATGAACATTTTGCTCCATATTCTGTGCACCAATCTTCTTGTAACAAACTACCTTTTTCATCATTTAATTTTTGTTTGTATTTTGAGCATAATTTAATATCATCAGAAGCTACATCTACTTCAGGTGCTAAACTTTCGTCAACCGCATTTGAATTTTTTTCCTCATCCAAACCGTCTTCTTTTTCTGAAGCTGCCTCTCTATACATATCAAGGTTAAATAAAACCTCTTCGTTTTCATTATCTTTTTCATCTGCTGTTTCTAAAACAACAGACGGTGGGTTTGCTGGATTCTTAACTATACCACAACCAGAAAAACAAATACCTCTAAGAACTCTAGCTACCTCACCAGAAGCAACCTCTTTACCATCTTTTATAATTTTTCCTGGTTTTCCATATATACTAACATCAGAAGTTTCTATACCTATTGCTTCTGCTGTAGTTCTTGGTATAATCATATCACCAACTTTTATATCAAAGTCCTTGTAAAAACACTCCATAGAAACTTTCCATTCATCATCAGCTATTTCTTTAGAAAGTTCTGGAAATCTACTTTTATATACTATACACCCAATTTGTATGTGCATATCACTTGTATCTAGTACAGCTGTTTCAAGTCCTGCTAATTCTTTAGAGGAAAGTTCGCTTCCTGAGTCATCTGTAAATGCACTAGAGAATATATGTCCTATTATGTCTTTTTCCTTATGCTCTACATCGAGAGCCTTACTAACAACAGTATTCTCTGCCGCAACTAATTCTGAACCAAGGAAATATGCATGATTTAGATTTTCTCCGCTAGAAACAAAAATTGCACTGAAATAAGAAAGATCTGGTTGTTTTTCATCATCACTTGGTAAATCTATAACAGATGCGACCTCTTTTTTCAGAGAATCTGTTTCTTTCACTTTTGTCATGTTTGCTTCTAAATAAAACTTATATTCTTCCATTTTTTCCTCCAAGAATCTATTTTTAACTATTATGTAAATCCTGTTCCAGAAATCGCACACTTAACAAAAAACCATAAAACCTTACTGAACTAAACAATTTTTCTTAATGATTCCATTTCATCAAAGAAATTATAAAACTCTTCTCTATTAAGAGTTTTCCTTGCTCCTGATAAAAAAGCTAAATATTCTTTATCTGATAACTCTTTTACATCTATTGAAGCAGTTTTCTTAGGTTTTGATGTTTTAGTTCCAGGCTGGTTTGCTGGGTCTGTATTTGTTTCCTTAGTTTTTGTTTGACCTTTAGGTCTTCCACTACTAGGAGTACCACTAGGTGCTTTTTGGGTGGGTTGAACTTCTTTAGATTTTTGAAATGGGCTTCCTACTATACCAAATATACCATCTGCTACCATAGGAAGTTCTGTTTGCATATTTTTAAGCTCATTTTGGTAATCAAAACCAAGAGCCTCTAATGCAGTTCTATAACTCAACATTCTTCTATCAACAAGTGTAGCCAAAGTATTCATATAAAGTATTGTATCTTTTAATACACCTTCATCCCACCTAACCTTGGGAAACCTATCAAAACCTACTGCCTCCGCTAACTGTCTATACTCGTTATAAATCCATCTCTCTACCTGTCTTCTAGCATAATTTATTTCTTCAACAATACCTTTTGTTAAAAGAGCTATCTCTGCTTGAGCAACATTTCCGCCTCCATCTATAAGAGCTCTTGTTACTGATAATCCTGCAGACATATCTTCATTAACTTGTTTATATTTATCTTGTCCTAAAATTGCTTCTATTTCTGGTGAAACAATTTTCTCAATTTCTAATGTATGATTCCATACCACATCAAACGCTTTGCTAGGAGTATCAAAAAGTTTTGCTACTGTCTCAAGCTCGGTTTGGCTTACTACTGGATATTCGTCATTACCTACAGTTATTTTTAATATATAATTTGAAATACCATCAAGTGTACTTAAATCTGCATTCTTAAGTTGGTTCTTATAATTTATAGTCTCAAAAACTCTCGTAGATCTTGGCTTAGCATATCTTTCATACGGCTGTTTTCTATATGTAATCATATTGACAAGCCTTGAGTCTAATTGAAAATCTCCACCAGACTCTGCAGCTTTCTTCAAATCAGGAGGTAATGCTTTAATAAGAAGTTTTTCTTCTTCAGTTAGTTCAGATCCTGATTTCTTAAGCAACTCACCAAGTTCCTGTGGTGGTTTCAGTTTAACAGACACATTATCAAATAATAGATTACCTGATATTTCTACAAGTTGAGGATTAAGAACAGTATAAGCTACAGGTAAATGTCCTTTAGACCATATGTTCTTCTTAGCACCTTCTTCTTTATTATACTCTTTTTCATAATCTTCGTGTAGTTTTTTAATTCTTGCTAATTCTTTTTGATAAGATGCTGACTTTTTATTGGTAGGTGATTTTTGGCCGGGGGCTGGAGAAAGGTGTGAAACCCTAGGTTCATATTTAGCAAGAACCTTATAAGTAGTTACATGTCCTATTTTAAAAAAATCTAAAAATATCCACTCCAACACCTGATTAAAATCAACATCAAAAGCCCAAGAATCATAAAAGTTCTTTATATTTTCATCATCAATATCATTCTCAAAACCCTTCATAGCTAATGAAGCAAGAACATTAGTAACAGATCCTAATAAAGGTATAGTATAATAATACTCATCAGCTTTTCTAAAAAGTTCTTTAGCTTCCTCTTCATAAGGAGATTTACTCATAGACAAGTCTAAATTCTGCCTACTCATAAAATCTCTACTTATAGTAGCAGCAGACTCAGAATAAACCCTAGGTTTAATAGCCATACCTGGCTTGTCTAATACAGCTAAATTTCTTTTATTAGGTTCTAACAAGAAAGTTGATCTTCCTGTACTTTCATCTATCTCTACTGATCTAATTCCAGCATTAGGGTATTTTTCTTTTAGATCCGCTGTTAGCTTCTTTGTATCTATTGTATTATTTTTATCTTTTTTTGACATTTATATAAAACCTATCTTAAAACAGTTCCTGGTGTTCCAGATACTGTTGTTGGATCATCTGTAGTTAATGTATATTTACTTGTGTCTTTTCTTCCTATTAAATCATCCATAGATGAATAATTTAACTTACCAGATCTATGTCTAGTATAATCTTCTGGTCCTGTGTTCCACCACGGAGGATTAATAAAATCAAGATTTTGTGACATAACATTTCTCCTATTGTAACATTATTTTTTAACACAATAACGCCTCTGTATAATAATGAGGTTAGTTTATTACTTTGGTTTCTTTTTTAAAACTGCTGCTCCAAAATGAGAACTGTTCAGAATCTTATCATTCATAATTAATGATTTAGAACTAAAATTGTTAAAATTAGTTCCATTATCTCTATATCTAATTAGGCCGCCGTCTTGATAAAGTATATTATCATCTTCTTCTTCCAACTCCCTTTCTACCTGCCTTGCCCCATGAGCAGCAAGTATCAATGCTGAATACAAGTCTTTGTTCATATTTTTAGTTGGTGTGTCAAAGTGTAAAATACCTGTAGCAGTTTGTGTAACAATAATACTTAACATCTGTGATTTAAGTGTTTTTACATTATCATATCTTTTAGATAATAAATCGTCCGAACCAACATCTAGTTCTGGAAATTTTAATCTTTTATCTTCTAACATGGCTTTAGTAGTAAAGTTTGCATCTGATATCCAAGAAGGATTGAAGTTTACCATCTCTAATATATGTCTACCTTCAAGATGTTTATTATCTGGTTCAGTTCTATCTATAATAGGTTCTTCCCCATTATATCCTTCTTCTAATAAATCCATTACTGCTTTTCCTCCACCACCTCTATCCATAAATACACGTATTACATTATAGTTGTTACATATATCCTGAATTAATTTAGTTAGTTCCTGTGTCGTTTTACTTTTAGCTTCTATAATATTTACTATTTTATTAACAGCCCCAGTTTCTATTATAACAACACCACAACTTGCTGAACCACCTTGGTTGGGGTCTACTCCTACTACATATCTCTTAGACGAATCTCCTGAAAAACTCATAGAGAAACCTGATCCGTTAGTACATTCTTCTAATAAAGAAGCTTTAAAAAAACCTTCTGAGTCTGAAACCATCATAGCCTCATACTCCATACTAAACTCGTGCTGATTCATAATACGTTTGGCTTCTGCGATGTTTGCTTTATCTAGAAAGCCTTCTGGTAGATCCCAATAAGGCACTTGCCAAACAGAGTAAGGGCTTGTTTCATTCCTCTTCTCAGCATCATCGACCATTTTCCAATGATCTTTCATTCTTCTCCACATATGATTAAACTTGTAGTAACCAGAAGAAGTCATAACCATCTTATTTACTTTTTCTTCTAAGAAATCCTCAGCAGTAGCTAATCCTGATTCAATTAGTCTTTTCTGCTCTTCTAATTTTCTAACACGTTCCATAGGTGCCATAGAAGTAGCACCCATAGGACGAACAACCATATCAATTACTTGATCTGGTATTTGAGCTAACTCATCCATGGCTATTAAATAGAAA